CGGTTAGGGGTGTTCCAGAGTCCCACGTTACGCTATTAGATTTATATATGATAGGTGTCATACCTGTACCAGAATACCCGTTCACGACGACCGTATTACATCAGCGCTCATAGCAGTTGACTGTCCGAACTTATTAATCGAATTGGCAGTCAGGGGCGTTCCGGCATCCCATATTCTGTTTATCGGGTCATATTTGTATATTATCGGAGTCATATTTTGTTGTGTCGAAGTACGAAGCCCATTCACTATAACAGTATTACCATCGGCGCTCATAGCAGTCGAATATCCTAAAAATTCAATCTGAGAAGGAGGAATCAATGTTTCTGGTACAAAATTTCTGAATAATGAATTCCGATATACAACAGGTGTCATACCTGTACTGGCAAGCCCATTCACAATAATCGTATTACCATCTGCGCTCATAGCAGTTGACCAACCGAAATATCGAATATTATACGCGGTTAGGGGTGTTCCTGAATCCCACGTTGCACCATTAAATTTGTATATTATAGGGGTCATACTACTACCTGAAATATCGGCATACCCACACACAATAACAGTACGACCATCGGCGCTCATAGCAGTTGACCAACCGAAATATCTGATCGAATAAGCTTTCAAAAACCAAAACCCACCCGTCGATTTATAGTATATGATAGGGGTCATACCTGTACTGGCATACCCATTCACAATAACATTGTTTCCATCTGAGCTCATAGCAGTTGACTGTCCGAAATTTGGAATATTATATGCGGTTAGGGGTGTTCCAGAGTCCCACGTTACGCTATTAAATTTGTATATGATAGGGGTCACACCTAAAAAATTATACCCATTCACAATAACAGTATTACCATCTGCGCTCATAGCAGTTGACTGTCCGAAATTATTAATCGATCTGGTAGTCAGGGGTGTTTGTGTTATTTTAAAATACTGTGCGGTACTACACGTGAATAGCGCCATCTACTTTATAGTTGATAAATTAAAATCTGACAAAAGTTCATCAATTGAATGGTAATACCTCCCGAGGTCCTTTGTAAATCGTTTGTCCGTCGTGTGTTTCTTCTGAACAACGAGCCATGCCAGATTTGCCTTTGAGTACTTGGTACGTGTCTGATTCTCCGTCGGTTTCCGTGGTCTTTGTTTCTTGTCTTCGACGACTGTTTCTACTGGAACTCGTTCAATGAATGATAAAGCCTGCATGCATGTATCAGCCAAGTCATCCTTCTTCTTGTGCTTGTCAAAAACTGGGACCCAATGAGACTGAGTTGCCTCGATAAAAGCACGACACCGCTCAATGGATGCTTTTTTGCGTTCAAGGTAACGTGCACGTCCTGGACCAGCCACATCAGGAACCTTGTGACGGGCGTCCCAAATGATGACATCCTTGTCGTGACAGAGAAAGTACGTGTGCAAAAAGTGCTCTACGCCCTTCATTGTCTTGTTACGATCAGGTTGCTTTTCAATAAGGACTGTATGAGCCTCCAAAGTCCATTGTTTTCCACGAAGGTGAGTCTTGAGAGACTTGAACAACCCATCTGCGTGTTGTGGTGGAACACCAGACACGTCCCATTCTTTAATGATACGACTCCTTTGGTCCATGAGACACATTGCAAGGTTCTTTATACCAACATCAATGCTCAGGATCATAGACATCCTTTTATTAAAGACCTAGAGACTTTTAAGTAAAGATGGACAAGCCCGGAGGACTTGTCGCTCCGCCATGGTGTTGGTATTGTTGTCACCCTTTTGAAGGTACGGTTATTCATGCACCGTATAAGTATGACGACAGAAGGCGCCATTTTCATACGACGGGACAGTTTTGTTCCTGGGAATGCACCAAGGGATACCTCTTGGACGAACGTGGTCCTCACGCAGGAGAGCGTCAGATGCTACTTGCGTTGATGCGACAACATGCTATGAAAAAGTACGTACCTACAAAAGCTCCTCCCAAACGAATGGCGCTCAAGGTTTTCGGGGGGACACTCACAATTGAAGAGTTTAGATCTGGTCTATCAAACGTTCAGGTGTTTATGCCGTACGAAACCCATATGATGCCTACCGTGACAACGTCGAATGCTGTACCTGCAAGAAGACAAGGTGATGAAAGTTCGAGCGAACTCGTACTCAAGCGACCCAAACCATTGGCACGGGCAAAGAGCACGCTCGAAACGTCTCTGGGAATCACGCGTCGCACGAAGGCTGTGGCCCCCGGAATAGGAGAATCGTGACGATCACGACGAACCACGCCGGAATACTTATTGAAAAGTTCAAGTCAGGGAGACGCCATCCCTTGTACAGATCGACAGTATAAACCGACGATGACTCATCTGACACAGACTCTGCGTCCAACGACGGGTCGTTGTCCAACAACGTGTTGGCACCTACACTAGACTCACTGTGCGAACGACGGTGGTTCATTTCTTACGTTACGAATGCGTCATGGTTTTAGGTCAAGATGGGGAGTGCCTTTTGGACAACGGGCGACATGTCGCCCGTTGGACTAAAAAACGTGTCGCGTCCAAGCCAAGGGCCGATAATCACAGTGACAGTTAACAACATGACGACCGAGCATCCCCTTCGTGACTACGCCCGCGAAAAGTTCCAGGAGTTGTACCCGGGAAAAAGCATCAAGCCTCGGAATGCAGAGCTCGCGGTATACAACTGGGCAGTGACACACACGGAAGGTGGTTCATTACTGAACAAAGCCAAGACCAAGCGTACCACTGAGCAGCCGTCTTGGGAAAACCGAATGTTCCGTTGGCGGTACAAACAGCGTCTGCTCAGTGTCCTCTTCAACCTCAAGAATAACACGGACATGCTCAAAAAGGTGAAGCCCAAGGAGCTCGAGACGTTGATGCCCGGGCAGATGTGGCCAGATGGTCCATTGGGGCAGATGGAGAAGAAGATTCGGGAAAAGGAGAATGCGATGGAGATGGCCAAGGCGAAGAATGACGAAGAGTACGAGGGCATCCTGACATGTCCCAAGTGCAAGTCTAAGAAGACGTCCTACTACCAATTACAATGTAGGAGTGCGGACGAACCGATGACATCTTTCTGTAACTGCATTTGTGGTTACAGATGGAAGTTCTCTTGATAACTTACATGAAATATGTTTTTATAGAAACTTCTTGTTCTAATAGCGCTTGAAATCCCACCTTTTGAAAACCCAGGTTCTTTAGAAATTTCCGCAAGAGAATTGAATGTTTTTATTAACTCACCCTGTTTATCAAAACAATAGACGCGCTTGAAATATTTCTTCATTGTTTTACTCATATTATATTGTGGTTGTTTTTTACGGTTTTCCCACGCTACTTTCATTTTTTCAATCTGCTCTGGTGTTCTCTTTGAACCTTTATTCTGTTTTCCTATGTCTTTGAGTTCAGGTCGTTCTTTATATTTTTTTATACACGCTTCAGATATTTTTTTACGTACTTCTTCTGTATATTTACTTTTGTCGACGATACGAAGTTCAGGTCTTTCTCGATATTTTTTGATACATGCTTCTGACAGATTTTTACGTTTTTCATCTGAAAATTTACCACCCAACCCACCATATGTTAAGTTATACCCATATGGATCAATGGTATTAAAAATATTTATATAATGAATCTCAAGTGCATCTAATTCTTCTTGTGAACATTCACCTTCCCATATTGTTTGAATGGAAAAACAGTCTTTTCCGTATTTTTGGATAGCATTTTTTAGTTTGAGACAACCTGAAAAACTTTTACAATGCTCATTGAAACGCTTTTCAACTGAACGAGTTGTTTGACCCACGTATCCTTTTCCGTTTTCCAAGTTTTCTATGAGATAAATGGCACCTTCTCGCATATGAACTGTTATATGACAACCTTTTTATCGTGCTAAAGACTCGGTGACATTTTTGTGTAATGAGCAACAGGTGTTACGCTGTAACACATTCCGGTCTTCGTTGTCGTCTCCATTGCGTAGGCGCCATGAAGACGTGTCACGTCCACGCCCCCGAGTGTTCAATTTGTCTCGAAAAGAACGGTTTCAT